TTTTTTTAATTTATCAAGTTTAGAAAAATGTACATTTCTGAATACAGTATTATATGAATAAAAATATGGTTCATTCATTTCATCAGATTCGTATTCTCTGGCATAAACTAAATGGATTGTATTATTTTTATTCAACATAATTATTTTAACTCCTCAGCAAGTACCTCATCAACATTATCAAAATCAATTTGAACCATATTAAGGTTTGGTATACTCAATATATTCATTTTAGCTGTTTCGTAATCAATTGATTTATCTTTTAGTTTTGAGATTAATTTATCAACGTTATCTGTAACGGTATCTGTGATATAATCTTTTAGTTTTTGTGACATAGTGTTTTCTCCTTTTTGTTATTAATATAGGTATATCCTATCATACTGGCCAGAAATGTCAAGCCATTAAATAATCTTTTTTGTTCTTGTTTTGTTCTTGTTTTAGTCATTTTCTAATAGTTCTTTTAAATGTTTTGTTATATTAGGGTGTTTCAACTTTCTTAATGCTTTTGCTTCGATTTGTCTAATTCTATGTCTTGTTACAGAAAACTGCTGACCAACTTCTTCTAAAGTGTAATCAGTATTCATTCCAATACCAAATCTCATTCTTATCACTCTTTCTTCTCTAGGAGTTAAATAAATAAGAGCTTGAGTAATTTTGTCTTTTATCTGGTTTTTTGCAATGATACTGTCAAGGTCAATTTCACTTATCATATTATTCGCAACAGACAGTTTAGTAGATTTAAATAAAGCGTCTTTACTCTTTTTATAAACTTTTTGTCTTGCAAGGTAACCATTTTTTGTGTTTTTAATACTATAATAATAGTCTTTATTATCTAACTCTAAATCAAGTTTTATATTATATTGTTTCATAATGTGATTCTTTTCTTAATTAAGATACAATTGTGTTGTCTTTGTTTTTTTGTAATTTTTTAAAGTTCTCATCTTTAAGTTGTTTAAAAATATTTCTTTCAATGTTCTCATAAACATTAATCATTAAATCTTCTACATTTAAAGACGAATTAAACGATTTAAGAATTTTCGCAACTTCATATAATTGAGAATCAACATTATTCATAGTAGTATAAAAGTTGTTAGTAAGTATTGTCATAGTGTTTTGTCCTTTGTTAGTGTTAATCATTATGGTACCATTATAACATATGGAACGAAGAAAGCAAGCGTTATTTTTTGTTGATTTTACTAGCTTTTTAAGCTAAGTTGTTCTGGTAATGTTCTATTTCCAGTTATTTACAACCCATTCTTCTTTTGATTCGTGTGGATTTGGTAAACCGTGAAATACTGCTATTTTGGCTTCTGGAGCTTTTTCAAAGGTCCATTTATTCTTATGAAATCTCTTTTGACTTCTATCAAACCACTTGTATGATTGTGTCCATTCATCTGGATATACCTTAATATGGGGGTCACCTTTCATTAAGTCTGTAACCACATTTTGGTCACCTTGCAGCCTTCTAAATTTTGGCCTATCGGCAATATATGGAACCCATATCTTATTTGAAGCTATTGAATTATTCCATTTCATTATACTCGAATTAAAAAACATATTTGGTTGACCAAAATCTCTAATAACTCCAAAAGTTTCATCATCTCCCCAATTAACAAAACAATCTATATTTTGTAATATAACCACATCTAAATCTAAATAGAAATTTACACCATTCAATTTTGATTCAGGAGCAAATAATTGTAATTTATTCCACCAACCATCAAAATCGTGTCTTCTAAATATTTTATATAATATATCACCATCTACCAAATCTTTTAGATTAACGTGGTCTGTCCAACATATGAATTGATAAGGTACTGTTAAATGCCTGTTAACCATATTGTACAAATTTTGCACATAAATTGGCTTGTATTTGCTTCCGTAATATACACAGTTTACATTAATCATTTAAATATTTATAGGCGGTGCCATTCTCCATCTCTTTAATTGTGAATTGGTGGTCAACTACACTTCTCATCCATTGTGTTATAGTTTTTGCATTAATTCTAAAAATGTTTTCTATATTGGCAATATTGGTCGAAAGTGGAGAACATACATTCTTTTTGTGTGTGATTATAGGAACCTTATTTAAGATTGCGTCTATAGCTGATAACGATAGATTGGTTACCAAACAATGGCAGTTTTTTAGATCATCTTTAATATCTGTATTCCAAAATTCATTATTAGGTCTAGGTTTATTTCGCACCTTTATAGGCCTATCTGTATATACTCTAATGTCGGCTGTAACTTGTTTTATCCAGTCTTCTTGTGAAATACCATTTATAAAATGTGTTACCATTTGTGATGATGGAGCTAAAAGTATATGTTTTGTATCACCTGTGTACCAACCCTTAAATTCAACATCAATACCTTTGTTAAAAAGATCATTTATTCTTACTGTATTACCTTCTGAAAATTCTGTTGTATGTAATCCTCCTTTAACTATTCTAAAATAAGTGTTATCATAGTTATTAATACTAGGTTCAGGATATCTGGTAATCTGTTCAGTAAAATACCCAACATCAACAAACCACCATTCTTCTCCATTCTTCTTGCAATCATTTATTTCTTTTATATTATTACCTGCTAATCCCCAAAAGAAGTGTACATCTTTACCTTCATCTTTCCAACCTTTTTCTATGGCAGGCCATATTTGGTGGGATAAACATTTATCCCAAGCTAATTTATGAGTTATTATAGCCACTAACTTTTCTCCACGCCACACCATTTCCTATTTCTGTCATAGTAAATTGATTGGCCAATAAACTGTTAATCCATTCTTCTCTCTTATCCGAGTAATTAGGATTTTCTATTTCGGATAATATCATATTAGATACAGGTACTCCACAAGAAATGCCATCACAGAAACTAGGCACTCCATTTAAAACTGATTCAATGCAAGCCGTAGATTGAAAGGTAACACAAGCAAAAGCTTCTTCTAGTTGTTTTTTAAAACTATCTGGTGTTGTTTTTTTTCTAACAAGTATTTCTTTTTTGGTATAACTTTTTAATTTATCCAATGTATGTTCTAACCAATCACTTGCATTATAATATTTTTTTGCGTGATCAGATGGTTCGCAAACCAGAATATACTTACCTTCTTTTTTCCAAGGTTTTATAGTTATATGTTCTTTATATTTTTCTATTCTTTCCTCATCTTCTTTAGTAAGTTTATCAATGTATGTTAATGAGTAATCGTTCTTTGTTAATCTATAAACCTTATCACCTACAAAACCACTATTTAAGTGTCTATTGCCTAAAATATAAGCGTGATCAAAGTAATAAAAGTCTTGTGGAATAACCATAGAGTTCTTTATTAAATTACCTGTGCCACGTAATACTCCAAATACAGCTATGGGTAGAGTGAAATCTTTAAATGTTGGCCATTCTGTTTGTTCGTACTGGTCTACTTTTCTAACTTTTTTATGTAATACCCCTTTAACTCCTTTTACAAAGGATCGGATAACAATATCTGTGTTTTCTTTTGTTTCAAATCCTTGTATCATTACATTTCAATTTTAACCATATTGGTATAAACATTAAACCATTCATCTGCGTAATCACTATTACTATATTTTTCAAAATAGGGGCCACCTTTTGTAAAATGAACATTCTTTACGTCTTCTTTCTTATCATATTCACCAACTAACCAATTCCATTCTAATGGTAATTGTCCAATAAGTTCTTCACTCTCTAACCATTTAAATTGATGTAGTTCTAACCCACTCGCTTTGTTAACATATTCTGGTGTTAATGTTGTACACTTCTTACAATTCATTAACATAAAAGAAGACCAGTTTTTCTTTTGGTATTTTGTTTGTACTTGACCTAAAAATTTGGTTTCTTCTTTAGGTATGTAATCGTGTTTACATACTTGTACTGCGTATTTGTCATCTCGTAATCTCCATAGATCGGCGATATCCGTTTTCATTAACATATCGCAATCCATAAACAAAGCCCAACCTTGGTAGTTCATAAGATGTGGTATAATAAATCTACTAAAAGAAAATTCAGTAGACGATAGATTGTTTCTTTCTCTTACAAAATCATCTTTAATATTTGGTAAATATATTGGTGTAATAGCTACAGGCTTTGTACTGTTTCGTAATATGCTTTCGGATAATACGTGATATGCTATCTTTTCTTTGCTATCGTAACCTATAAAGACTTGGATCATATCTATACTTTTTTGCCTTGTGTTTCTCTTTCAATATCATTATGATCAAATTCTGCCCAATACAATTCAAATGCCACACCATCATCTATACCTTCAAATTGATGTAGTAATCCAGGTCTAACTTGTGTAAAGTCACCTGCGTTTAATACAGTTTCATCCACAAGACCATCTTGTTTACCTTGTTGCCATACTCTAACTAACATCTTACCCGATTCTACATAAAATCCATTCCATTTATGTTTGTGTAGATGTTTAGAACACTGTATGCCAGATTTAAATTCTATTCGGTGAAACTCTAATACTCCATTAGCGTGTATTAGTTCTGTTTGCCCCCAAATTTTTCCTGCTTTCATATTAACTCCTTTTCATTTTAGCCTGAATCCACTCGGGACTGTTAGCCTGTGTTTTACGATCACCTTTTCTGTGATCTATATATTTGTTTATAAAGGTATCTCTTGCCATAATGTGGGCTGGTTTTCCATCTCCTAAAGCTTTCTCTTTATAATTATTTTTAAATTTACAAATTCTTCGTGTTGCGTCTAAAGTGTGACAGTCTGTCCAAGCTTTCAAATCAAAAATTGTATTTTTTCTATAATACTCTGTATATTTTTCAAAAAACTCATCTATTAACAAATGAGTATTATTAAAAGCCAAAAAACCTGTTTCTGTATATTGACTTGGTCTATCATAGAAAGTTATAAGAGTATCATCAGGTAAACATTCATCAAACCATTCTTCAGGTATTTTTGATACAAATACCGAATCACTATCTACATAATATATCTTTTCACCATATTGTCTAGCTGCATTTTGAGCATATACTTTATAAGAAAATCTTACTGCGTCAAAACTAAATTTTTCTACCTTCTTATGCTTATTTCTATCAACAAACTTTTTCAAGTCAGGTTCCTTTTCAAATAAATTAATATACTGTACATTCTTTTCTTTAGGATAAGTATTGATATCGTCTTCAACAAAAACGTACAAAGGTAATATTTGATCTGTTTCTTTGTAAGATTGTATCATCTTTTTGGCATAATCATCAAAAAGTCTTTTATTAAATGTTGTTACAAATATTTTATTGTGCATAATATCTTCGCATATCAGCATCCACCATATCTACCATTAAACTATGAGCTGTATGTTTATGTGTCCAACCTAGTTGTGTTTTAGCTTTAGTTGCGTCACCTTGTAGTATATCTACTTCAGCAGGTCTAAAATGTATTTTATCGGTAGTTGATATTTTTATGTTTGTGTCTTGTTCAAAACACTCATCATCTTTAAAGTAATATTTAACTCCTAGATAATCTAAAGACATCTCTAAAAATTCTTTTACCGTATGTATTTCTCCTGTTGCCAAAACAAAATCATCTGGTTTATGATGATTCATAATAAGTTGCATACCTTCAACAAAATCTTCAGCGTGACCCCAATCTCTTTTAGCAGTTAAATTTCCTAACACTATTGGTCTTTGTTCTTTTTTCCATAGAGCAAGTCCTTTTGAGATTTTTCTAGTGACAAAATCTTCACCTCTCATTGGACTTTCGTGGTTAAATAAGATACCTGTAGAAGCAAACATACCATAGGCCTCTCTATAATTAATTGTTATGTGATGTCCATATAGTTTTGCCACACCGTAAGGACTTCTAGGCCAAAACTTCGTTGTTTCTGTTTGAGGAGTTTCAAATACTTTACCGTATAACTCACTAGTAGAAGCTTGATAAAACTTAATATCTTTATTAACTTGTTTTATACTTTCTATCATTCTCAATACTCCCATTGCGTCAATGAGTGTAGCAAGTTCAGGTTGTTCAAAGGATAGTCCAACAAAGGATTGAGCAGCTAAATTATAAACAACATCTGGTTCTGATTTTTCTATTGCTCTTCTAATGTTTGATTGATCTATTACATCCAATTCAACAAACTCTATATCGTCTGTAATACCCATTTCATCTAATCTCCAGTATTTGTTGGTGGTACTTCTTCTCTGTCCACCAAATACTTTGTAACCCTTATTCAATAAAGATTTAGCTAGATAACATCCGTCTTGTCCTGTTATGCCTGTTATTAATGCTGTTTTCATTTTATATCCTTTATTATGTTGTAAACCATATCTATATTATCTTTTAAATCTCTCACATCATTACCTATAAACAAACCATTGTCGTGTATGTAATCTGCAACATTGTAATCTTTGTTATCTATATAGTCTAAATATTTTATTACAGGATTCTTCATAAAATTACCTGCAACAATTGGTCTACTTTCTATTTCATTCTCTTTAAATTTCTCTACAATCTTAGCTCTTCTACCACTTAAATTGCCATTGAATACCATAGAAAACCCGAACCAACTAGAATTGCCTACTTCTTCTTGTAATTGTACATCTGGCAGGTCTTTAAATTTTTGTTTAAAGTATTCTGCGTTCTTAACTCTTTGTTCTCTCATCTCGGGCCATTTTTTAAGTTGTACACTACCAATTGCACCACTCATTTCTAGTGGTCTTACACTATATCCAGGTGTAATAAAAGTGAAACTATCTACGAAGGTATCTCCAGATTTTTTGTAAATGGTATTATCATCTGGTAAATCCCTACACCAACCGTGAGCTCTTAACGATCTAATAAAGTCGGCGTCATCTTTGCTTTTACAAGCAATCATACCACCTTCCATTGTTTGTAAATGGTGGCTGAAGAAGAACGAATAACTACCCATATGTCCCACAACTCCATTGTAAATATCCGTATCTGATATTGCACCTAAACTTTCGCAATTGTCTTCTATTACCATAAGATTGTGTTTCTCGGCAATTTCATTAATCTTTTTATATTCACAAGAATTGCCTAATAAATTTACAGCAAAAATAGCACACGTGTCCTTAGTTATTGCTTTTTCTATTTTACTAGGATCAATATTTAAGGTACTTTTATCAATATCTACAAAGTTTAATTTAAAACCATATTGTTGTAAAGGATAATATGTTGTTGACCAACTAACAGCAGGTACTATAATATCTCCTTTTAATTTATGTTTTAGTGCTAGCGTAGCTAACATCAACAGATTAGCTGATGATCCGCTGTTAACCATAACTGCGTCATTGCATTTAAAATAATCGCAAAATTCTTTTTCAAATTTCTTTACATAAGGCCCCATAGTATAACGACCTGTTTTGACTACTTCTTGTATTGCTTCAACTTCTCTATTGTCCCACGTATCACACGCTAATGGATATTTCATATTATCTCCTTTTAAATATTAAACCGTTTTCGTTCCAAAATTCTCGTACCATTGTACTATATTCTTTTGATGTTACTGTTAAATTTTCTGCATAATCAAAACCATTTTCATTAAATATATCTATCCAATATTGTTTTGGTTGACAATTTACGTGATGATGTCCTGGTTTTCCTGGTTCTGAATATGTAACAAAAACATATTTAGCTGATTTCATTATAGACATATAATTAGGAATATACTTTTCTTCTACGTGTTCTATAAATTCACAACACCACACCATATCAACTTCTTTATGTTCTAATGACGATTCTGTAAAATCGTGTCGTATAAAATGTATTGGTTTTTCCCATTTTAAAGTAGTATCTCCATCAACTCCCATAGCATTCATACCTAAATTTAGTGCTTCGTATACCTGACCACCAGGTCCACAACCAATATCTACGACTGATTTACAGTCTAATACCTCTTTTGCAAATTGCAATATACCTTTATCAATATGTGTTCTTCCTTTATGTCCACCTAAATGCTTCATTGTTATCCTCTTGTGTTATATACTCATTTTATATACTTTTTTCCATATAGCAAAATTCAGTATGGTAAATAGTTCTTTTTGTTTTAATACTCCAGGAGGGTATTTACTACCTGTTTCTGGAACATATGTTTCATTGTTTAAAAATATATTGTTAATTATGTTATCATCTAATTCAAATAATTCTCTAACCTCTTTGTCTTTTAAAGTTTCAATTATATATAATCTTAATACACTGTCATTTTTTCCTGGATGATCTTGTGTTCCTATTAATATTTCATCTGTAGGAAATCTCCATCCAGATTTGTTTTTATTTAATATATAATCAGGCAATCGATTTCTATATGCTTGTTTAAATAAAGCCTTATGTATAATTCGTTTACCCACCTTAGTTATCTTATCTCCTGCAACATATGTGGCCATATCAGCTTTAATATAAGATGGAATACTTCTTGCAAAATCTTTAACAATGTTACACATAAGAGGAAATCTAGCCTCCATACTAAAGTGCATACCTAGTTTATCATTTCTAATTAAAAAATCCTCACATAAAGAATTTAAAGATTCAATGTACATCATATCGTTTATATTATCACCTTGTATTCCTCCTTGTGGCAACCATTTGTTCAAATATTGTATTTGTTCATCTAGGGTTATTTGTAATTCTTCATTTTTTAATCCTCTATGATTCATTCTTAATGAATTTACTTTAGTTGTCCAATGACCTAAACCGTGATGTTTATATCCTATCAACAATTCATCTCCACCATCTCCACTCAAAGTTACTGTAACACCTTTACTTGCCAGGAACTTGTTTGTATTGTAGTAAGTAGGAAAGCTTTTGCCTTGTTTAGGTTCTTCTAAAGCATAAAATGTATCATCCATTGCATTAACAAAATCTGCTTCATTTTGATGAAGTCTATTATTTTCTATTTGCAATTCATCACAATATTGTTTGGCAACTTCTGAATCCTCATTCAACATACTACCTGGTAATGTTGTAGAAAAGTTTGATGTAAATGTGCTTGGTTTAACTCCAGATTGTATCATCTCATATAAAATAGATGTACTGTCTATACCACCACTTAAAAACAAACCAATCTCTCTACGACCCATTAAGGTCATTTTAACAGCCTTATGTATTCTATTTCTTAATTCTTCAGCAAGTTCTTGTGGATTACCAGTTATTAATGGTATTTTTTTATTGTTTATGTTGTAATATTTTTTTTCATTTGTCTTAACATTTATTACATTAATTTGGCCTGGGACTAATTTTTTGATACCTTCAAATAAAGTTAAATATCCTGAATTGTATCCTTGGTTGTAGTAATGTTTAAATGCTTGTTTACAAATTTTTCTGTCAAATCCTGCTGATAACAAACTTTTAATTTCGGATGAAAAGTGGAGCATTCCTTCTTTGTGACCATAATACAGAGGTTTACATCCACTACTATCTCTAGCTAATATAAGTTCTTTTGTTGTTCTATTATAACAAGCAAAGGCAAACATACCATCCAATTTTTCAATAAATTCTATTCCAAATTTTTTTAATCCTACTGCTAAAACTTCCGTGTCTGCATTTGTGGTAAATTCATAATTAAGTTCTGTTTGTAATTCTTTATAATTATATATCTCCCCATTATAAGTCAAAACTAAATCTTCGTGTATCCAAGGTTGTTGTGAATTGGTTTCTGTATCAACAATTGATAATAAGTTATGGCCAAGTGTTACATCATCATCTTTCCATTTACCATTGCCATCAGGCCCCCTATGATGAGCTGCCTGTATCATATGTTCAATGATAGATTCTCTATTACCTATTATACCGTGAATTGCACACATATTATATGCTACTCCTTAATATATAATTTGTTTCTGTCTTACTTAATTTATAGGTCATACTATCATCTAATTTAAAACCACAACTCTCAATCATTGTTAGTGTTTCTTTTTCATTTTTATTTCCTGTTAATTCAATTAAAACAGATTTACAATTTTTGATAGTTTCTATACTGCCTTCCACTACAGATTTTTCTAAACCATCTACATCTATTTTTAAATATTTTGGTTGAGGTATTACTTTCGTATTGACAAGGTGGTCTAATGTAAATCCTACACAACCTTGTTTCAATTGATTTTCTATATCTAAAGCAAAATCATTATGAGATTGGCCAGGCACCATTGATAATAGGCTTAAATATTCTATTGAATTTTTGTTGTTTAAAGCAATGTTGTACCCCATTATATTATCTGCTAATTTGTTCAAATAAATGTTTGTATATAATTCGGCAAAGTTTAATGCTTGTGGTTCAAAGGCATAAACTTTATGTCCTAATTTACCTGCATATAAAGAATATACTCCAATGTTAGCTCCAACATCAACAACCATACTGTTTGGTTCAAATGAATCAATCCACTGCAATGTTTTTGGTTCTTTAGTATAAAATGATTTTATTCTTTTATCTATAACTCTACCAACATTATGAAATTTTATATTACCCACTTCTTCGTAAGGTATTTCATAATCTACTTTTGCACCTGATTGATTATATATTGTTTGTTTCATTTTTTTAATATTACTACATTACATAATTGTCTGGACATATTGTTTGCTTTAACTTCTGTTATGCCGTGCCAGCCATCTGGAACATTTTTAAATAGTAGTGATGAATTTCCTATCACCGGATATAAAACTGATTGTTTAAAATCAGTAGGTTCTGGATTTAATTTATCTATTGTTTTACCACTATAGAAAATGGTAGAACCTCCATTATCGTCATTCCATTCTTCAGGCATAAAGTACAACAGGTGGGAGGCATACTTGCCTACACTATCTACGTGAGGAGAAACATCTAGTCCACTTTCTGTTCTATGAAAATCAAATCTTATTCTGAAATCTTTAATTTGTAACATATCACAAATCCATTTTCTATATTCTTCACCTTTTATTTCTGTTAATATCTCTTGCCATATCATTGGCAATTTCGTTTGATTTATAATGTAATCATCAAAATAAGGACTTTCTTTTTCTGTTGTTATACACATAAACCTACGGCAATGAGGTCTTTGGCCTAATTTTCGGGTTTTTGGTTGCTCTTCTGTAAATAGATCATCATTAGGAAATTCATTTAATAATTTTTTGTAATATTCATTATTAATAAATTCATTCATATATAAATGAGGATTATATCCTTCTTTTACCAACAGTTGCGTGTCTGTAATATTCAATATTTTATTCATCTAGCAATTCCTTTACATACCCAGGCATTACTGCGGAAGCATATTCTTGTTCTGTAAATTCTGTCCAAGACATTTCAACAATCCAATCATTTATTACTTCTCTTGTAGCATAATGTATATTATTTATTTTAGATAAATCATTATTGCCTAAGTTATAACCAAAGCTATGCTTTTGTGTAAATGTAGGTATACCCAAAAATATTAGTTCAAATATGGATGTACTATTGTCTAACACAGCACAATACATATCAGAAGATATATCCTTTAAAGAAATTTCTTTTTTTATTATTTCTAATCCTAATTCCTTATCAGGTATATACTCGCTACTTGGATGTGGTTTAAGAGCAATTGTTCTATCTGTATGTTTTCTTATCTCATTTACACTTGATTTTACAAAATCCGGTATTAGCATTGTGGATGTAGGATCATTTTCCAATCCTGTTAAAATTACTATTTTTCCCTCTTTATTATTTTTCCATTCAAAATTATCAACTTGGTTTTCAAATTCTTTATTTCTAAAACTATTTCTAAACTTAGCTACTCTTTTTTTTCTTCCTTTTGGGTTAATGAATTTGGCAAGTCCATAAGTCCAATGATTAAGCCCCATTCTATAATATCTAGGAGATTTTTCCTTCCAGTGACCTCCAATGAAAGCAACTCTACTTCTGCATAGGGTTCCTGTTTCTATTACAATTATTTTAATACCATAAGATTTTGCTAGATTGGTAAAAAATCCATTAACATTATTAAGCCAGGCTTGTCTTCTTTTATTATCGGTAGGATGCCATATTCTATTCTGGTCAACACTACCCCAAGTACCGAATATTACGATTGCGTCTGAGGTTTGAATATTCCATAAGTCGGTATAAGTCAAAATTGGATCCTCAAAAAAACTTACATTTCCATTAGCTTCTTTATGATGTCTGATATTAATTTTATAGACTTTACTTTCTTGCGCTTTTTTCTTTCCCGAAGATAACAAATTTGAAAAACTATTGTATATATCTTTACAGACACCTGAATTGTTGATAATAGTTAATTTCATTTAGGTATTTCTTTGTGGTCTATATGTTGTAAGTTTTTTATCATTATTTTATCTTTATGTTCTGTGACCAAATATCCTTCAATTCTATCATAACCCATTTTATTAGCATACAGTACCCTCTTATTTCCAACGTGTACATATAAATAAGGAAGTAAGTTTCCTGTAATATCTTTATGGTGAGGATTTTTAGGTAATATTCTATCTACTACCCACTGTGGCTTGTGTGAAGTAACTACTATTGGCCATAACATTCCGTGTTTATCAAAACTAGTTTGATAATCAAATTCTTTACTACGTTTTTCTATCCAATCTAATGGTGGTATAATACGAATTTCCTTTAAAGGAATTTCTATTACCTTAAATTTAATATCAGTGTGATGTTGTTTAGCTCTTAGAATTTTCATAACCAAATTTTGCAATGTAATAACTGTCAATAATATCTGTTACTGGATTATTTAATTTTTCCATATCAAAATCTTTCATTAAATCTATTTTTGTTTGTTCTTTAAAAGATTGATACATAAGTTCTTTGTCCGCATTACCTTTACCCGTAGCCATCTTCTTAACAACACTAGGTACAATAGTGTCGTATGTAAATTTTGGTTCGGTTGAAAGTCTATATTTGAGAATACCACAGTTTTCGGCGATTTGGAATATTGCTCTTCCTTTAGAACCAAAGGAATATCCTTCAATGAAAATAGTATGGTTGCCAAAGTGGTTTTTATGTAGTATATTAAAAACCCAATCGGAAATATTAGCGAATCTATGAATGGGAGTATTGTATTCTTGTATTTCTTCACCTGTTACATTCTTTCTCATTTGGCCAATGTATTTCTTTTTATTAGTTAAGAAATAAAATTGACACTTATTGAAATCAAAACTATCATCAGCAACACATACTGCTGGACTGTTTAGACTATAATCAATCCCAACTATCGTTGGTGTCGTTTTTATTGTCATAAATATATTCTTCGTCATCATCGCCATCTTCGGATTCTACTTCATATCCACAGAAAGGACAAACCAACGGTTCTAAATCTTGCTCATTAATATCCCAAGTTATAGTATATTTAGTTTCACAGGAAGAACAATTTTTTGCTGATATTTCTTTTGCCATTATAGTTTAAACTTTTTAAATTGATCTTTTTGTACGTCTTGTTTGATTCCACCGATAACATAACTTTCAATTTCTGTTTCTTGTGGTGCGTTTTGCAAACTTCTACTATTCAACCAATGATCTACCCAAGGCAGTGGATTGGTTTTTTGTTCATACGCTGGTGTTAATTGTATAGCTTTCATTCTTCTATTTGCCATATACTCAACAAATTGATGTAACAACTTTTCAGATAACCCTATCATAGAACCTTTAGAGAATAGATAAGTTGCCCAGCGTTTTTCTTCACCAACGGCTTCTTCATACATCTTTAAAACTTCTTTTTCTGAATCTTTAATAACCTTTAACATCTCTTTATCATTTTCTCGGTCTTTCCAATTATTAATTATTGTTTGTGACATTGCTAGATGTTGACTTTCATCTCTAGCAATAAATGAAATAATCTTTGCTGATCCTTCTAGTAGTTTAAGTTCGCCAAAAGCAAAGCTACAAGCAAACGATACATAGAATCGTAAACCCTCTAATATATTAACTGATACCATAGCAAGGTATAATCTTTTCTTTAATTCATACATATTAACTTTATCTGGTGTAAGTGTCCATTGATATCCCATTTTAATTAAATCATCATAGGTTTTTGTAACACTAGCTGCTCTTCTTTCAATTCTTTCATCCTCAAGTATGGTATCAAAAACTTCTCCTGGATTAGCATATAGATTTTTAATAACATACGTATAACTTCTACTATGTATAGTTTCAATAAAATCCCAGGTTACAATACAACCCTCTAGTTCAGGTAAGGAACAAAAAGGTAAAAATGCTAAACAAGGTCCTCTACCTTGTACACTATCTAACATTGTTTGATATTTCAGATTAGATGTAAAGATAAATTTCTGCTGTTCAGTTAAATTTTGATAATCGTTTCTATCTTTCTGTAAAGATATTTCTTCAGGTCTCCAAAAGTAACCAAGTTGTTGTTGATTTAACTTATCAAAGATAGGATATTTCATCTCATCATACCGTTGAACCGCTAAATCAGGTCCAAAAAACATCATCTGCTTGGTTGAATCTATTCCCTTTGTTTTGTTAAATACACTTTTTGCCATTACTCTTTCTCCTTTTCACTATTATTAATTCCATAAAAAAATTCTGTTTCATCACCAAATGTTGATTTATCTTTATCTTCCACTGAATATTCAATGGATGATACTTTAAAATCTGGAAACTTTAAAGTTTTAGGTGTATATGATTTATCTAATATCAGCATACGATTATTTGGTTGAGCTGCAAAGTATCCATTGTTTAATTTCAATATATTAAAAGATTTATGTTGTGTTGGCACCTCGCTAAAAGTTGTGTTTAATCTATTACTATCTGGATTACAACTATCTATTGTAAACATATAAATTCCTTCGTGCCATTTTCTACTTGGAGAAAAATATTTTGATCTTTGTCCTTTGAGTAATCTTTTTTCAATAACTGTAATATCATAACTGAAACAATCCCATAATTCTAATTCTTCTAAATCTAAATCTCCTTCGAAGTCTTTTTTCCATACAAATGCTGATAACGGTAATTTGTCATATACTGCACCATATTCTGGTATATAAGTTTCAAAGTATAATGCTCTACCTTGTATAGACTTAACAGTTACCCAAACACCTTCAACCAATTCTCCGTGACCTTTCTCAAAGTCATACAGATATTCTTTTTTTATAAAAACTTCTACGTGTGGTAAATTAGCACATAAAAATGACATTTAAATATTACAAGCCTCACAATCAGACTCGTCCTCTACCTTAACTTGTGGTTCTTCAATAGGTGTATCGTAATCTATTGAATGTTGTGGATCGTCAATATCTTTTTTACCATCATATGTATTTTGATAATAAGATGTTTTCCAACCATACTTATATGTGGTTAACAAGTCTTGTGCCATTACCGAAATCGGAACTTGGCCTTCATCATAATTTTCAGGATTATATGACCAATTTCCACTAATAGATTGGTCAAAGTATTTTTGCATTACTGCAACGATATTTATATATCCAGTGTTGTTAGGCATATCCCATAATAACGTATAAAAGTTTTTATACTTTTGATAATCAGGTACTATTTGTTTCAATGTACCTTTTTTAGATTTCTTAATAGATAGATAATCTCTAGGTGGTTCAATGCCGTTTGTAGCATTAGAAACCACGCTAGATGATTCGGATGGCATTTGGGCCGAGAGTGTGCTATGTCGTAACCCAAACTCTTTTATATCTTTTCTCAATTGTTCCCACTTCATAGATAGTTTACGATTTACAATCTCATCTACCTCTTTTTTGTAAGTATCAATTGGTAAGATACCATCTGAATATTTTGTTCTATGGAAAAATTCACAAGGTCCTTTTTCTTTTGCAATATTATTACTTGCTTTTAATAGATAAAATTGGAATGTTTCTGTTAATTCATCTACTTCCTTCCAAGCCTGTTTCTCATTATATTTTAATTTCAATTTAGCTAGATAATGTGCTAGGCCAATATATCCTACCCCCAAACTTCTTCTTGCCTTTGTAGATATTTCAGCCGCCTTTACAGGATAATTTTGATGGTCAATAATTTCTTCTAACGATCTAACTGTTAAATCACACAAGTTTTCTAAATCATCCAAATGTTGCAATTTACCAACGTTGATTGCGGATAGAATACATAGAGCAATCTCTCCTTCACCATCTATATGTTGTATAGGAGAGGTGGGAAGTGTGATCTCTTGGCACAGGTTTGACATTGTAATCCTATCTTTAAAACTGGAGTGTGTATTACAGTGGTCAATATTCATAATATAGATACGACCTGTTTCTGCTCTTTCTTTTAATATATCACCAAATATTTCTTGTGCTTTTATTTTGGTTTTTTTAACACTTGATTTTCTTTCCGCTTTTACATATAGGTCATCAAATTCTGGAGAGCCCCAAGCTTCATACAATTCAGGTACTTCGTGTGGAGAAAATAATGTAATATCTTCGTCATTGATAAATCTTTCATAAAATAATTTTGATAATTGAATAGAGTAATCTAATTTTCTAACCCTATTGTCTTCACTACCTTTATTATTTTTTAATACTAAAATATCTTTTATTTCTTGGTGCCAAATAGGAAAATGAACAGTAGCTGAACCACCTCTAACTCCATTTTGTGTACAACATTTAACTGTTGCTTCGAATTTTTTAAGGAAAGGAATAACACCTGTGTGTTGTACTTCACCACCTCTAATTCTACTATTGATACCTCTGATTCTACCTGCATTGATACCTATACCTGCTCTTTGGGAAACATAGTTACCGATAGCCATATCACTACTAAAAATACTAGGCAAAGTATCTCCAACATCAACCAAAACGCAACTAGCATATTGTCTAATAGGAGTTCTAACTCCTGCCATCACTGGTGTTGGTATATTAATTTTAAATGTAGAAATAGCGTCATAGTATTTCTTAACATAATTCATTCTTTTATTTTTTGGATATTTTGCAAACAAAGTAGCAGATATCATCATATACATAAATTGAGGAGTTTCAAAAACTTCACCATTACTTCTATCTTGTACCAGATACTTGTCTATAACTTGTCTTAATCCAGCATATGTAAAATCGTAATCTCTTTCGTGGTTTAACCAATTTTCCATTCTATCAAAATCTTTTTTCTCATACCAAGAAGTGATTTCAGGATCATAAACTTTTTTGTCAAGGCATTTTACAACGTGTTCATAAAAGTGTGGATGGTCCCAAAGTTTTCCGAATACTTGTTTTCTTAAACTATATAATAATAGTCTAGCTGCAACGTATTGGTAATTTGGATTATCTAAAGAAATTAAATCTGAAGCAGACTTAATTAAAATTTGTTGTATATCGTCTGTAGTAATTCCATCATAGAATTGTAAACCACTATTCATTTCAACTTGTGATGACGAAACCCCTGATATGCTTTCACAAGCGTACTCAACCATTTCGTGAATCTTATCAATGTTAAGGTTTTCATATCCTCGGCCGTTCCTTTTATTTACTTGTATAGTTGTTTCTTTCATATCTCGCATTTCTTCCAATTATTGATTCGTGTGATGGCTTCTAACCCTTTGTGGTTGTTGGTACTTATAATCTTTTTAACCTCATCAATTGTTTTGCCAGAAAGAATTAAATCGTTTACATCTTTTGATTGTATTTCATCTGGCCATAAAAATATATTATAACCTTGTTCTACCAATTTATACATTCTATTTACTATTTCTTTGTTTCTTGGTTCGTTGTCAAATATATAGGTTATATTATTTGGTTGTACATTAGTAATCCGTAAATCAGCTCCACCAGCTGCCAAACAATTATCAATAAACAAAGAATCAATTGGGCCTTCCACAATATGTATATGCTGTTGGAAGTTAATTCTTTCAAGTCCGTATATTTTTTGTTTAGATTCATTTAATTTAATTGTTAAATATTTTGGTTGTTCATTGCCGAATGCTCTACCTTGGAATGCAAACAGATTGCCTGTTGTATCATAAAAAGGTATTATCAGCCTTGGATGTTCTCCTTTAAAATTTTTAAACGTGTTTGGTTTAATCTTATTAACCAAATTCATAAATTTATCTGTATAATATAATACATCTAAAAATTTTTCAGGTATTTTTCTTTTAATAACATATTCTCTAGCAGGATGGCCTTCAGGCAATTCTGCTATAGTTTTCAATTCTTTTTCTATAATATCAACTTCTTCAAACACTGGTGGTTTAAAGTCAAAGTTTGGGGTCGGTGTCGCAGGCGCTGACCCTTTATACCGTTCTAGTATAAATTCGTTGTGTAATTGTGGATCAAGGTATTTGATAAAATTGGCCAAGTTTTGACCCATTCCACAATTATGGCATTTAAAAAACATATCATTCTTAACTCTATAAAAATATGCTCTTGCTTTGCTTTTGCTTTTTTGAGAGTCTCCACAATGAGGACATCTAAAGTTGTACAAGTAATCGTTTTTTCTTGCAAACTTTTCCAACCTGGAAGACAATAAATTAATAAATTTTAAATCAATATAACTCGACATAACACATATACAATATACTACATATTACTCAAAATGTCAAGCTCTTTAGGCCATCATACTAACTAGTGTGGCGAAATTCTTTGATAATATGAAGCCAATAACAATGGCCCCACCTATAATAATCCAACGGTATTTTTCTAAAACCCCAACTCTACTGCCTATATCATTTCTTAATGATTTAATCTCACATAATAACCTTTTTTCGGTCATTTCAATATCTTTTTTTAATTCACGATAAACAGTATCTATTTCATCTTCTCTATCTCGAATCTTTGTAAAAATAATTTCATCTACTTTTTCTTGTCTGGTAATTTTTTCTTCGTGGACCGCTAACATAGATTTTATGGATCCCGAAACGTCTGTTAGTTTGTCAATAGCAGTATCAAGTTTTGATTGTATGTTATTGACATTCTCTATGTCTTTTGATAGGGATTCTAATTTAACTTTTATCCCTGCTATTTCAGTGTAGTTATCGTCCATATGGTTTTTCTGCTGTTAAGCGATTAGGTAAGTCTATTTTGCCCCAATAGGGAATACGCCGACATCACGTCTTTATATATATTGACTTATATGCCTATTTAGTGTTAAGCAGATTTTGACAAATTAAATAATCTCAATCTTCTTGCTTTATACAGTTTCGCTAATGTTCTTTTCCTTCTTCTTTCCTTTTGTTTTCTAATTTTTATCCAGTTTTGATTTAGTAAATATAATCTAGCTTTCTTTTCGTTTCGTATAATCTTAAATATAAACTTTCTTAACTTCCTTTGTTGAAGTATCATAAAGCCCCTGGTTTGGTTAAAGAAAAAACTTACTTGTCGTATATTATTTAAACGAGTATGGATTCAGCTTCATACAAAATCGGTAAAACGAAATAGATATCCACGATGGCATAACTATTCCCCATAATATCATATTAAGTATTTCATAGTACATATTAGTCCTCCTTTATAGTGTAAATCTTAATTAATTCTTCTTTACCTTTAACTTTTATTTCACCAATCTTTTTACTTTTAATTGTTTTAGGTAATTGTTTCATAGTATGACTAGAATATATTGTTGGATAATCTTTATAGTCCCCCCTACAAGCAGTTGCTTCTAATCTAGCAGCCAAATTAACAGCGTCACCAATTACCGAGTAGTCAAATCTAGTTTCTGAACCCATATTACCTACAATAGCAATACCTGTATTCACACCTGTGCCAACATTAATATCGGGCAATCCTCTTTCCTTATATAGTAGTTTAAGTTCTTTTACTTTTTTTTCTATCTCTATACAAGATTTTATTGCCATTTCAGCGTGGTTTTTCATATCTAAAGGAGCTCCAAATACCGCCATACAACAATCTCCCATATATTTATCTATCATTCCACCATTTTTCAATATTATTTTACTTACCTCATTTAGAAATTCATTAATCAATTTGACAAGTCCTTCAGGATCATCTTTGTTTTTATAGTATTCAGATATTGGAGTAAACCCTACAATGTCCATAAATAAAAAAGTCATTTCTTTTCTTTCTCCACCTAATCTTATTTTTTCAGGATTTTTTTGAAGTATGGCAACTTGTCGTGGGTCTAAATATTTTTCAAACTGTTTCTTAATTTGTTGTTTTAATTGAAACTCTAAAATAAATCTATTAAATACAGAATGAAATCCTACAATTGTTATAGTAATAATAATCCAACTTGCGTCTGATAATATAGAATATTTGTGGAATAGATAATACGAAGCATAGATAGTTGCCACATACATACCTATCATTTTAATACCTACAAACCAATAAGGAGTAAATCTTGTAAGTATTACAATTAACAATCCTACTACAACCGAAATAAGTAATTCTAAAAATAAACTATAATCATATCTATTGATTTGTTTACCATCTAATACTGTTTGAAGTGTGTTGGCAGTTATCTCATACATATACTTTTCGCCCAATGGTGTAGCAACAATAGAATTTAATCCTTCTGCTGTAGGTGCAACAATAACTGTACGACCTTTCCACTTGCCAACTTGGTCTATATCTGCTAAACTAATAGTTTCATACTCTTTATTCCATCTCAACCAGATACGAGCATTTGGATCAGTTTCAATTGTAGAAAACCCAGGAACTCTCATAGCAATAATACCACTAGGACCTGATTTAATTTGATAACTTGGTGCTTGAGTAGCTACTCGTATTACTTCAATGGCCATCGCTGGATAAGTTTCATTACCTATTTTCATTATCAAAGGTATGCGCCTAATCACACCATCTATTTCTGGTGCTGTATTGACTACACCTACTCCATCAGCGTTCTCTCCGAGTATAGGAATTGGTCCTAACATACCTTTCCATTCGAATAAGAACGGCAGAGGGTCACCTATTTTTGCTACCCCCCTTGGTACTGAATTTTTATTGATTTGATTGGTTCCTGTCTGAGCAATTACAACACCATTACCACGTATAGTTTCTGCTAATACAGCGTCACCACCTAGTCTATCTTTTTCTGCGAATAGAATAGGTAACACTATAATACCAACTTCAGCTTCTCTTAATTTAGTAATGATATTGGCAAGTACATCTCTTTTCCAAGGCCATTGTCCATACTTTTCTATGGCCTTTTCATCAATGGTTATAACACCTATATCTATTGATACTTCTTTCTTTTCTGATTGAAGTAATAAGTCAAAGGACTTTAATCGTAATATTTCTTTTACTTGTGGGTCTTTTAACCCTATAAATGTTAAAACAAATAAAGTTACAAAAGCAAATGTCCAGTGTGTTAATATTTTTTTTATCATTGTTGTACCACCGTTGTTGAACAGCTTGTTGAAGCACATTGTTGTTCTAAAATATAGTTTTGATTGGAACTGCCTTGTTGATGTAAATCTACTGAACTTGTATTGCCACTTAAATCTATTGTGCCACTATGATTGCCAGAACCTTCTTGTACTACACCTACTGTATGATTATTGGTAAGTTTAATATCTAAAAAATGTTCTCCATTATCTTTTTGATTTACAGTAACAGAATTATTACTTCCTGTTTCTACAAATAAAATTTTATCTCCTACACCTTGTTGAGTGAGGTTTAAAGTATTGCTGTCACCTTGTATATTTACATCAGCAAAGTGTTCACCTGCTGATAGATACGGCATTTGATTTAACGCCACATCATTACTATCCCCAACTATATTAATTAATGCTGTTTGATTTTGGTTTTGGTCTATATTAAGTAAATTGTTGTTACCATTTAAATCTAAACCTAATACATTACCTCCATTTTCTTGTAGAATATTAATTGTATTATCATCACCTATAATTTGAGCGTTTGTAGATAAGTCTGTACCTATAATTAAATTATTATCACCGTCTTGTATTATATCTAAATCTAAATTATCACCTGCTTGATCTATATAAATTCCTTCTCCTGTTTTAGCCTTAGCATTGTTTACAATAGTTTGTTGTGATGAAGTGATACCCGAAGTGGGTGTAGGTGCAGTGGTTGAATATGCTGAGCTGGGTACCAAGGCTACTGAACCCGATTGGTCCCAATATAATTTGAAAGAGGCACCGCCACCGTTCTCATACCACCAAGCATCTATGTAATAAGTTTGACCACCCGTGAGTGTTTGGTCCGTGGAAACATAATTCCAAGTTGCACCTCCCTGTTCATTCCAATCATTGATAACAACTGTGCCGTCTATCTTCATGTAAACGCCGTCATCAGCATACAGATAGAATTGTATGGCTTGTGAACCTGTATCTGGTATGGTGATGTAACCATAGAAGTTAACGATCACTCGGTCACTCCTGCCTGAGTCTAAAATATATCCACCGCTCCAATTGTAATTCAACTGACTCACTGTGCCTGTGCTCAACACTGTGCCGTAATACAAAGTACCACCGTTGCCTGGGAAAC